ACCCGCAGATATCCGATGCCCTGTTCTACCTGATAATAAGCGGCGGTGCTGTATGCGTCGGTCGCCTTGCTCTGCGCCTCGATCCGCCGGACGCATGCGGAGAACACCTGCGCGGCCTCGTAGGTAGCGCCGCCGCCGGTGGGGCTGACCTTGACCTGTGCTTTGTGCTGTCGCGCGTCGTTGACGATTTGCAGGTTATGCTGGCGCGTCTTGTTGGTCGTCAGCGTCGGCCGGTCCCCGCGAATGCGGAGCGCGTCGTCGCCCCACTGATATTTGTTGCGGCTGTCGCCGTGCGCGAACCGTGCGTCGGCCTTGGCGTTCTGCCGCGCGAACGACTCCCAGTCGACGCAGCGGTCGAATCGCTTGTGCGCCTCGCCTACGATGCGCTCGTCGGGCGTGCCGGTTAGCTCGTCGTCATCGGTCATGGGTCAAGCAGCGTCCCGTCGATGATGCCGTGCGCTATGACCACGACAGCCTTGAGCGATTGCTCCGGATCGCCCGACGCCGCGCACAGGCAACCCATGAGGCCGGCGACTGCCGCGAGGCAGATGGTCTCGTCGTTGTGGACGCCTACGGTTTCCAGTGCGTCCAGCATCGCGCCGGTCGCGCGTCCGATGCGCTGTGCGTCCTCCTCCGTCGCCATGCCGTGCATCTATGCCCCCATCCACCCTGAGCCGTCGCTGCTGCCACCGCCGTAGCTGGGCGACGGCGCGGCCTGCGCCGGCTTCTTCTTTTCCCGCGCGCCCATCGCCAGCATGCGAAAGCTGTCGGCGTCGTCGCTGGACCAATCGTGGACCGGCGAGGATCGCCACACCTGCCCGGCCTCGTTCCATTCGCGATGGTAGGATTTCAACGACTTCAGCCCCTTGGCGCATTTGGTCGCGTCGAACCAGCACGCCGGTAAGACCATCATCACGGCGTTGATACCGTCTTGGACGGCGCCCGGCCCGGTCGGCACGGTGACGATGTTGCGCATTCCCAGGCTGCCCAGCACGGCCCTGCGGCTGCGGCCCGTGCCCAACTCGTCGACCTCGACATCGTGCGGCAGCAGATGCCGGGCGTAGGTGTACGGCCGTTGATTCAGCAGTCGCACGTAGTGATCGAGGCCCACGCCGCTGTCCGATATGTGGTCGATGATGCGCCATTGGCCCGACGGTGCGATCTGCGCGAACCAAATGCTCGTGCTGTTGTCGATCCCGAGATCCCAGCTTGTCGTAACCTGTAGGCGCGGATCGTGCGGGACAGAGGTAATCCGGCCCTCGATCTCCGCTGCGTGCAGCAGCTTGCCGTAATACGACCCGGAGTTTGGCGCATCGAATGAACACTCCAATTCCTGTGCGAACTCGGCCTCGGTCATTTCCCGGCGCAACCTTGCGATGGCGGCTGCCGACAGCGCGCCGGTTTTCCGGTAGTCGAGCAGATACGCAGAATATCCGGGGATCGTCCGCGCGCGGTCGTAGGCGGCTTGCAGCAGACCCCGGCCCTTCGGTGTGCCGGATCGCACCAACGTGCCGTCGCGGTCGGCCAGCATCGGTTCGATGACCAGCGGCACGAGGCTGGGCGGGGTGTCGTCAAACTCGTCGACGACGACAAGATCGGCCGCACCGCCGCGCCAGGAATCCACGCGATCCGCGCCGCCGGCTTGGAAAACGCCGCCGTTCGGCAGCCGGATAACCATGTCCGAGCGACGCGCCATCGCACCGGGAATAGCGTCGGCCGCGCGGACCAGTTGGTCCCATAGCCCGGTGCGTTGCCACATGACGCCGTAGGGCAGGATGTGGACGACGCGCGGCAGGGGCTTCGGCTCGGTCAGGGCGCGCTTGAGGCCCAGCCACATCAGCGCGGTCGATTTGCCCGCGCGGCGATGGACGACGGCCACGATGCGCGGCGCGGGATCGTTGAGCAGCGGAATCTGCCAAGGTCGCGGCGCGAACGGCAGCACGATCTCACGGTAGCGGGTCGGTGTCCTGATCGCGGGTTTCCGCTGGCTGGTCGCTATCATGGCGCTCCTGCGGCTGCGCGTCGGCCCAGCGGAACGACAGCGCCAAGGGCTTATCGTCGGCGTTCGCCAGGGCTACGTTGTCCCGCCGCACCCAGCCGCCGCGCCTCTCCAAATAGAACTGGATCGCACCTAGATCGCCCGCGTCGGCCTTCTCGATCAGCCGGCGCGCCATGCGATACGTGATTGACGAGTAGCCGTCGCGCAGCTCGGCTTTGTAGCACCGGCGCAGGGTGTTGGCGCTGATCTTGGCGCCCCCGGCGGTCAGCACGAAGCAGATGCCGGACTGGTCCAGCCCGGCCGCGCACATGAAGGCGACTTGTCGCCGTGTCTCGTCGGTCGGTGTGTGGGGCGCGTTCACGAGGCTTCGGATGCAGTGTGCTTTAAGAGCAGGTAGCGCAGCGAGTCGCGGTCGGCGGTGCTGAAACCGCGTTCGCAGATGCGGTCCATGATCGCCGCTTCGTCCCGGTGGGCCTGCCGAATGTGCGTGTGTTCCTTCGGCACCAGCGCGCCCTCGACCCACCAATGGGGTTCGCCGCGCGGGCTTAGGCTGACGCGGTAGTACATCGCAGGCTCCGTGGGCTTGCGTCTGAATTGTCTGTGCGCAACGGTAGCAGCCGACGCGGCTAGGAACGAGGACGCCGAACGCCTGTAGCCGCTACGGGTTGCCGCGTCGCCCGACCGACCGAGGGAGGCACAATGACCGTCGAAACGAAGTGGACGGACGATATGCTGGCAGAGTTGCGCCGCCACTTCGACGCCGGGACGGGTGGGCTGCGCATCGCGGAGGCGCTGGGTATCAGCAAGGGCGCGGTCCTGGGCAAAATCCATCGGCTGGGCTGGGAACGCGGCCAAGTGTTCCCGGAGACAAGGTGGACGGACGAGCTGGTCGCCGAGTTGCGGACTTACTTCGACAAAGGCCTGACCGACCGCGCCATCGGCGGCAAGATGGGTCTCAGCAAAGGAACCATTTCCGGCAAGTTGGCCCGGATGAAGTGGGTTCGTCCCCCTTCGGCCCCGCAGGCGCCGCGCCCAGCAGCGCCGCGCCCGGCCGCGCCCCGCCACCGTCCCGCCGCGCAGCCGGCCGCGCGTTCTGTGCCCGCGCTGCCGGTTGGCAGCCCGTGTCTTTGGCCAAGTTGGACGATGAAAGACGACGCCTATTGGAGTCTGATAGCGGCCGGCGTTCCGCCTCGATGCGGCAAGCCGTCGACGGTGCGGTACGATGATTTCGGTCGGCCGGTAGCGTGCCAGTACTGCCTGGAGCATGCCGCGCGGGCGTTTCAGGCGAGCGACCAGTTCGTCCGCCGGTTGCGGGCGGCTTAGGCTTCGACCTTGGGGGGGAAATACCTCTCGTGCATGGTCGTTACCATCGCGCGGGTCACTTGGTCGGAGGGCGGTAGCGACGCCGTGTCGACAACGCCATCCGGCAGTTCATAGATGATCGTCAAGACGACCGGGTTGAGCGCCAGGATGCGCCGCACCTGTTCAACCGCCGCCTCGGCCATCGTCATTTCGGTGCGGGCGCCGGCCTCGCTTGGCAGAACCACGCGCACGGTCATGGCGCCGCATCGGGGAACGGCAGCGCCGGGCCTGGATCCTCGAACGGCGCAGCGGCTGCCACTCGCGCCTCGCGGGCCTTGCTCGGGCCTGCCAGCCCCATCCGGCCCAGCTTCGCCGCGACTGCGTTTTTCGACATGCCGACTTCGGCCGCGATTGCCTTGAACGTGAGACCGGCTGCGCGCAGTTCGGTGATGCGCGCGGTGTCCTCGGCCGACCATCGAACGGCGGCGGTCATCGGAGCAGCAGGACCAAAATCACGCAGACGACTACCAGCCCGATGCCGCCGCCGAAGTACGGTCCGCCATACATGCCGCTGGCGTACCATCCCCCGCCACCGGCCAGCAGGACCACGACGAGGATAAGCAAGAGCAGCGGCATGGTGCCTCCGGTCAGGTCGTGGCGAGGCTAGTCGAAAACCGATGCGCCGGCCGGGTCTCGGTGGTGTGGCGCTTGGCCAGCTTCCGCAGCAGCGCCGGGTTGACGCCGGCCTCCAGCAACTCGGCGACATAGGCCAGATGGTCGACCACCTCGATGGGCTTGGCGACGACCAAACGGATGCACACCACCGGCCCGGCATAGACAATGCGATCCGTGCCCACCGGCTCGGGCGCCTTGGCCGCGTCCGGGATCGTGCCCGTTTTGATCGCGCCGGCCAGCGCCTGTTGCCACGCCGACTCCGCGAGGCGCCGCAGTTG